AGCACATGAACGTATTGCCGAAATCATTAAGGATCTAAATCCTGAACTAGAATTAGCCTGGATTCCGCCCGATCAGCGATCTGTTTTTGATAAGCACCCTTTCGCTGTAGTACACGTTCATCCCAATGGTCAACGGTACGTTGTATTTACTATGCCAGAGGATGAGGTAGATCATAGAGTTATTGCACGTATTATTAATACTGATACTTCACGCAAAGATGTGTTGAAGGAAATGGAAGCGAATGAAGCCGCTCTGAGATTGGTACAGGCAAAAGCGGCCATGGAGGAATACGAATCGAAACGTGACTTTGTTAATACAGTAATTAAGTCCAAGAAACATCGCTTCAAGCATGGTGGGCAGGTGTATACATAATGGCACTTCATACTGCTAGTAAGACTGTCCAGAATGTTGCTACAGATGTTAGGCGTACATTTGGTGATGAAGCGTCTGTTCAAGTAACGGATGCGGATATTATCCGTTGGACTAACTCTGCTCAGCAAGAAATTAATCTTGCCAATAAGGTACTTCGTGCTGCGGCGACAGCAGATGTTACAGGTGGAGATAGCACTTATACGCTCGACCCGCTTAAAATTGTCAGTATCGTAAGTATTCATTATAATGGCGCCAAATTGGAAGCACGTACTTTCCAGGACGCCGAAGAATACATTATGAAGAACGATCCGCAGAAACTAGTTTCTAGCGATCCTGTTCTTTGGTACGAGTGGGCTGGAATTATCAATCTGTATCCGGTGCCACAGGCTGACGCTCCACAGTCGCTTATCATCTACTACATCGCTGAGCCGCCTACGCTAGCCTCGCTTAGTGATCCGTTAGTTGTACCGGATACGTACTACGAAAATGTACTTCAATTCGTTCTTTCCAAGGCATATGAACTAGATGAGGATTCTCCGCAGGCTAGTTATAAACTCGGTCAGTTTAGTAGCAGGCTCACTGAACTAGCGGATCAGGAAGATGCTAACCAACTAGCCACGTATCCTAGAATTACGATCCTTGAAGAAGATATGTAATGTCTACAGCCACGCCAGTAGCCGCGAAGCCCAAGGCCAATACGCCTCAACCTGTAAAGATCGGTCCATTTACAGGTGGTCTAAACACGTATAGTGACCCCGCGGCTGTCGCAGATACCGATGCTGTAGATATGATTAATTTTGAGGTGGACCTCGATGGTTCACTTCGTAGCCGGCCTCCATTTACTGTTATCAATAGTGGACAGACAAAGTACAACAATCGCCTTTTAGGCATTTACACGACCACAGCCGGCATTAGTTATCTTATCTTTAGTAACGTAGATGGCACAGGTACTGGAAATACATCTTATTATCGTCTGGATAACGGGACGACAGGACTGGTTACTAACACTATTGCTGCTAGTGCGATGGTACAGTATCTTAACAAGGCTTGGCTAATTGCCCCTCCCGGTAGTGCTAACCCTGGCGGTAACTGGGATGGTACAACTTTTACGGCTGTAGCAGCAATTCAAAAGGGCGTGTCGGCTACAGTATATAAGGAACGTATTTTTGTTGCTACCGGTGCGCTAGACACTACTAACCCTAGCCGTGTATTCTTCTCTGGCGCTGCTAACCCAACGTCATGGACTGGCACGGATTTCTTCGATATTAACAACGGTGACGGTCAGGCTATTCTCAAAATTTATGCTTTCTCAGGTGCCATTGTAGTATTTAAGACTCGGGTAACGTTCACATTCGCGTATGACACTAGCCCTACTAAGGGTCAAATTCAGAGTGTCAGTAATTCAGTGGGACTCGATGATACTGATTGTGTAGCAGAATCAGAGGGTATTTTGTATCTTCTCTCTAACTCACGAGCCTACTCTATTAGTAACTGGACGTGGAATCAGATCAACGTTAAAGTACCATTCGCATACGTGAATGCACACACTAATAATACACGTTCAAACTTTAGTGTATCCGCATTCGGTAACCGTATTGTTTTCCGGTACTATGATACTATGTACGTTTACGGTACTAAGACGAAAGCATGGTCAAGATGGCTTAGCACGCTCTGCCCTGATTATCTTGTCAAGTCACCTATTATTGACGTAGCCACAGGTATTGAAACTTACTACGGTGGTAATTATCTTGTACGTGCGGTAGGCGCTGCTGCTGATTCACTCTTTAAGATTAAGGATACGTACACGGCTGTCGATAGTGAGACGTTTACGTGCTCGGTTCGTACTAAAGTTTACAGCATGGAAGTTCCATATTCATTTAAGCGCCTTATGTGGTGGGGTATGGATATTCTCGCTAAGGCGCACATTGACGTTTCAGTGATTCCAGTGACTTACTCAATTCCTGTAACGTGGGCACAAATGGCACCGCGTACTTGGGGACAAGTAATGGCCGCGGGTGGAACTTGGGGACGGCCACTAGATGTTAGTATCAATGTCAGTGACTCCGTGGATATTATGAACAACAGCGGCATTCGTACTTTTATCAGGTACATTAAGTCACTGCGATTCAGGCAAGTTCAGTTTACTGTTAGTTCTACAATTGATGGGTCTACGGCTACTGGCCCGCTAAATATTTATTCAATGGTAGCCTACGTTGTTAATAAGCAACTAGTATCTAAGAAGATTAACTAATACTGGTTTTGGTAGGACTATACCTGTTAGGATTGCATTATGGCCGGTTTGAACCAAGACTTTTCTGCCTATCTGACAGGGCAGAATGACGGCTTTAACGCATATTCGGCCGGAAATAAAGACTACGGTCCCGGACGATCTGCACCTAATATTGGTCCGTCAGACAAGGCAGGTTATCAGATGCGAGATAACCGCGCCTCTATGATGCGTAATGCAATGCTTACTCGACTTAAGGCTTACCAGCAGGGCAATTTTGCTTCACCTGCTGCTATGCGTCCGCAACTAGATTCCTTCTATTCAGGGAGGCCCGGTGGCTACTAAATTTCCCCCTGTTAAGCCGCCACCTGCACCTAATCCGTACAATGACGTACCGGACAAAGGCGTACCGAGTAAAGGAACTCCTAATTCGTTCAATCCTTTTACTGTAGGCGACACAGTAAATAAGCCCGCAGGTGGAAAAAATATCCCGGGTCTAGCAATTAAAGGCCCGAAGAAATTAGATCCAAAGTTGCTAGCCGCAATTATGCGCCGACTGGCAGTAATTCAAAATACTAAAGGAGCATAAAATGGCTTTCAACTTTACCTCGCAGGGTCCTGCTATTGTTAAGCCCGGTAAGGACCCTGACGCAGCAGAAGATGCCGCTCAGGCTAAAGCAGGTGTTGTAGATAAAAACCCTGACCCATTCGATAAGAAGAAGTCTAAAGGTAAGATGCCGCCAGCACTACAAGCAGCACTACAGCGGCGCCTATCTAACATGAATAGCAAGTAAGGGAGATTTACAATGCAAGAAGGTGGCGGCGGTGGCGCGGGAGGACTACAAGCCTCTAATGCACCTCGCGCATATTCCGCTATTAACAGGATGTTTTATCGTCCGTCTGGCGGACAAGTTCCTTATCCTGCTCGTGTTCCGCATCCTCCGGCAGTAGGTGCGCCCGGTAATGCGCCGCTAGTGCATCACTATAATCCTCCTACTGCACCTCATTTTTCTGCGCCCGCACCTCCCGCACCTCGTTATTCTAGTGGTAATACTGTGGGAAGTAATGCACAGGGTCGTATTTCACCTATTGCACCGCCTCCCGCTGCACCTCCGCCTACACCTCAGCCGCCAAGTATTGACGCATGGCTAGCCGGAGATACTACTTACGGTCAGCAGGAGAACGCTGCACATAAGGCTGCCGCTGATTATCTTGCACAAATGACACAGCAGCAGAATCAGTATCAAGGTGACTACACTAAGAACCTGCTTAATCTACAAGATCAGGAGACACAAGCGCAGGGCAACCTTGGTGACGACTATGCTTCTCGTGGGCTTAGTCAGTCTGGCCTTATGCTTAAGGCTCTTGCTGACCTAAAGACTCAGTATGACAAGCAACAAAGTGACCTAGAAAGCGGCCGCGCTAGTTTCCTGCAGAATCTTCAATCAGGTCTGACTAACTTTAACAGTCAGAATGCACTACAGCAACAGCAATACCGACAGGACGCTATTAACCGTCGCGCTTCTCAGTACGGAGCATAATTATGGCATCGTCACAAGCAGGTGGGGGCGGTGGAGGATTTTCTAACTATGTAAGTCCTAAAGGCACTCCGACTTACCAGCAACTAAGGGCTGCAACGCCTTTTACTGGTACCGCTGTGCGCCCCGGCGGAACAGGTAATGTCAATAGCGCGAATGCTACTGAGCACGATCTATTAACTGCGTTAGCGGCTGCTAACCATCCCGCCGCTGGTGCATTACCTGGCGCTCTAAATCACCCTGTCGGACCACTAGATCCATATGCTGGCCTTGATCCTAATCAAATGGCGGCTAATGAATTTGCACCACAATATGCACTACTTGACCAACTAGCCCGGCAAAGTCAGGCTAAGTATAATGCAGCGGGTCAACAAGTCGGGGGAATGTGGGATGCTCTATCTAAGGCGACTGCTGGACAAGAATCTGGGATTAAGAAAAACTACAGCACAGCAGGTTCGGCTATTGGCAAAGCGTACAATGACGCTACGGCTGCAACTAACAATGCCTTTTCTCAGTCAAGAAATCAAATTGCTGATATTGCTCAGCGTCTCGGAATTGGTGCTGCTATCCCGTCTGCTTTGGATGATGGTTCGGTTCAGCAGGCTCGCCTAGTGGCGCTTCTGCAAAACGCTGGTGCTAATCATCAAGCAACTAATACTGAACTTGGTAATAACGACGTTACATATAACCGTAACCAAGCCAACCTAGATACTCAGGCTGGTATTAACGCTCGGGCTGGATTTGCTAGTCAACTAATGGCTGCCCTACAGGACCTAGGTAATAAGCGTCTTGGGCTACAAGGTCAGCAAAGTCAGGCTGCTAATAACTACGGTCTAAGCATCAGTAAGCAAAAGGCTGCTGATGCTAATGCTGCGGCTGCTCGTGCATCAACCGATCAATATCACCAAGCACAAATGATGCTAGAGGCTGCAAAACTTAAGCAGGCTGCTGACCAGTTTAATCAGACTCAGGGTAGTGCAGCAAACAAGAATCTATCGGCTACTGAGTATCTAGCGCAGATGGCAAATAATGAGTACGGTGGTAATCTACTAGCAGCCACTAATGCTAAGAACGCTATTCTTGACACTATTGCACAAGGCGGCCCACTGCATCCCGGTGACGCTCCAACTAACCACTGGGCTAATGCTAGCGACTTCGTACAAAGTGTCCTTAACCGTAACCCCAATTCGCAGCATAGTGGTGGGGATTACCGTCAACTAGAACAACTAGCATTGGATTACTACAACCGCCTCGCGGGCGGGGCAAACAAACCTATTTAGACAGGTTAGTTAAATGGCCGAATCTTGGCTTAGCCAGTTTGCAGATCAACTTGCAAGCATTAATAGCGCACCCGGTGCATCAATGCGCGGTGCGTCTACTCCTAGTGCCATTAGTCAGATTCTTGCGAACCGAGTTCAAGATGCTACGCCACCTCCTGTTAATAGGAATCTAAACCCCAGCCTAGTAAGTCAAATTGTAGGCGCAGGTAATAACTTCCACAACGCTGTAATGAGCGGCGGACAGCATATTCTTGACCTCCTAGGACGTACTGATAGTGCGGCTGCGTCGTTTAAAGACTACCAACTAACGCACCAAAACAAGAACGACAATTTCCTCCAAAGTACCCTGCACGAAATTCAAAACCTCCCCGGTGCATTTAATGCTGGCCTACAAGGTATCGAAGGTAATAGCCCGGTCAAGAGTTTCTCCGATGTTCTACAGCATCAAGGAGTTAATAACCCTTGGGTTAAAGGAATCGGTGGATTTGCGGCGGACGTAGCACTTGACCCACTATCTTATGTTGGTCCTGGTGAAGTTAAGGCAGGGGCCAAATTAGCGGATAAGGGTCTGCAAAAACTCGGCTTTGATATCCCGGGCAAACTCGCTGATTTTAAGGCTCCTACTAATGCTGCTGCTCTAGTTTCAGAAGGCAAACAGTTCGCTCCTGCAACTGCTTTAGAATCGCCGGCCGCTACTACCTTAGAGCATATTGCACCGCAGAATACTTCTCTCGCGGAATCAGCAGGACTTGCAGATAAAGCCGAGCCACTACAGAAAACTGCGCCCGCATTTAGTGAACCTGTTGCACCAGTAGATAGTCCTATTCCTGCGGCTGGCGAAGTAACACCAAATAGTGCTAAACTCGCACAAGCACTTAAAGATGCTGCTGCGGGTAAAGCGGCTCCTGCTGCTGTAGCAACTCCTAAGGGTTTAGCGTCAACTAAGGCCAGTATTAAACTCGCGGAACTAGCGCACACTGCGGCTCAATTTAATCACGATTCTCTGCTTAAGGGTGTGGAAGTACACGCTCCCCAACTAGCGGAAGAAGTACCTCCCGCTATTGCACCGGCTGTCGAAAAAGCCGTAGAACCTGCTGCTGAAACTCCTGTTAGCGCTGCTGAAACTCTTAAGAATGGTATTCGTTCACTAGCACAAGAAAACTGGCATAATGGCGCAGACGAAAAAGGTGTTGCACTACTAGGACGTAGCGGTGTGCCGCTACGTGACTTTAGCAAAGGTGCAGTAGAAGCGTCCAAGGCTGGAACTATCATCCCGGCTAAGGTCCTGCTAACGGCTGCACAGACTGGCAAAATTCCGGCCGAACTAGAAAATGCCTACATCAAGGTTAACGGACAACTCACGAAACTAAGCGATCATCTAGGTCAACTGCATAACGACTTTAAACTTGGTGACGTATTTGGTGCGACTCGTGAGACTAAAGCTATTCCTGTACCGGCAGTTCCCGCACCTATTCCTACGCAACTTAAAGATTTCGCCTCGATGGAGGAACTACAGGCTGCGCGCAAGGCTAAGCAACTAACGCCAGCCGGCGAGGCTGCATATAAAGCCAAGATGGCTAAACTAGGCTTCCGCACACATACTCAGGCTACCGCCGCTGTTAAGCGCGCTGCCGCTGCACTTGAAAAGGCTAAGGCTCCGCTTGTTAAAGAGCCACTGGCAAATGAGACACACGTAGCAGAAGTTGCCAGTAACGTTAAGAAAATTCTCCAAGGCGATACTACTGCTATCCCGGCTAAAGAAGCACCGGCCGCTCTTAACGAGAATATGGCTCGCGCTGTCGAAAAGATCACTAAGGATACTCACCACTACGTTCATCTTAACCCCAATAGTAGGCGACAGGCATTCGATAAGTTCAGTCAACTAACGCTAGGCAAGAAGGTAATTGCTGAGGCCAATAAGATGGTCGCAGGACTCCCTGAACGTCAACGAGCGGCTGCACTTTACGATCACGCTATGCCTATGATGGATGCTGCGGAGCGAGTATTTAAGCAGAATGGCGTGCCGCTAATTCTCGGCAAGGGACTAGGTTCTGGCCTACCTGTTAGTATTCACGATGTACTCTCTGCGCTGCCTCGTAAATTCGTTGAGCGGTTCTACTTTACTAAAGATCGTGCTCCCGGTATCACGCATATCGCTGATATTGCTGAGCAGTTTATTCACCATGGTCTAGGTGATATTCCGACAGCAGACCTTAAGGAAAACATCAAGACTATCCTTATGCAGGATATGGGCAAGACTGGCGTAAAGTCTATGCTCGCTAAGACCATTGGAGTACAGGGTGGTCTAGATAAGGTGGCCGGTGAATTCACTAAAGCATTTACCGAGGCCCAGCCTAAACTAATGGAAGCCCTTACTCGGAACGCTTCTGAGCAAGCACTTAAGGACGGGCTACAAACTAAGGCACTCACCGAACAGACTATCGCGCACCTAACCGATGTAATCAATAACCCCGGGACTAGCGTAGCCGATCTAGTTAAGACTGCACTAGATACTCACGGTGTTGTGAATAGTATCGCAGATGCGACGGGTATTCCAAAAGCAGGCCCTACTCGGGCCCTTGCAGAACAGGCCGCGAAGGCTGAGGTAGCCTCATCGACCGCGTTGCCACAGGTCTCAGTAGCCGCCAAGGGCGCGAAAGAGTTTGCCAAGGCTGAAACTAAGAACGCAAAAGTTGGGGTAGCCGTTCAACTTAGTAAAGCCTCTGCAACAGAAGCAGACGCAATGTTGCAAAATGAGCCTGAATTACTACATGACCTAGGTACTCGTGCAGAATTTCGTGGAGCACTTAACGGGCTTCGCGCTATGTTCCCGCATATTGCGATGGAAGATATTCGTCCCCGTATGCTAGAGCGTTTCTCCGTTAAGCAGGACCGCTCAAAACTCTATGCTAACCAACTAGCGAAGATTAACTCTAGATTCACTACGGATCAACTTGCCGAGGCGTTCCGTGGATTACAAGATGGTCGGCCTATGGCAACAGAAGCAACCCAGGCACTTAATGAGGCGATGGCCCATTTATTCACGGATCAAAATGCAGCCTTAGGTCTACTAACTAGGAACTTTGGCAAGGGCGAAGATGTAGCCCGAGGACTAGAGCAAAAACTCGCGCGCTACGGACTACGTAATTTCAAAATTGACCCCGCTAATCTAGACCAGTCGTGGAAAAAGTGGGAGAATGTTAAGGACCCGCTAGATGTCCTTAGTCGATTTGATGCGGCTGTCGGACATTCATTAGCAGAGCGCGAACTAGGCGCTCAGATTTCCGATTACTTCGGACGTACTGCACCTGCTGCGGATGGTAAATGGGTCAAGGTTGTAGACAACACAGGTAAGTCTAAGGTTGCGGCTCTTATTGATACGAACAAATATTACCCTGACCATGTTGTTAACCAACTACACCTGCTCGACGATACTCTCAAAGAGTTCATGAAGCCTAATTCTAGCAATGCGCTAGTTCGCCAGTGGGATACTATTATGCACTCCTATAAGGCTGGGCTAACTATCTGGCACGTTGGACACCACGTTAGGAACATGGTTGGTGATACTTGGTTTAGTCACATGGCTGGCGTTACTACACCGTCACCGTATTACAAGGCCCTGTCGGCTATGGCTACACGCGCCTCGCATTATGATGGCTTCGATTCAATTGCAGCGCTGAATAATGCGTACAAAGTCGATGCCGGCGGACAGGTACCTAAGACTATCCTGACGATCTTCCACGGTGGTAAGGAATATCACCTAACACCGAGCCAAGTTTATACTATGGCTTTTGATCGTGGACTACTGCACGACTACTCTATGATTGAGGACCTAAACTTCGGTCACCTTAATCAGTCCAGTACCGTTTCTAATGCGCTAAAGAAGGTTAGTCCGCTACGGCTTATTGGCGCGGAAGGTAAAGCGCACTCGTTCGCGGCTAAAGTTTCTGAGCACCGCGAGCACTATGTTCGTCTTGCTCACTTTATCGACTATATGGGAAAGAACAACCATATCGTTGGCCCTGACTTTGAGAGTGCTATGCAGCAGGCTACTTCTAAAGCCGCAGACGTAGTTCGTAAGTGGCATCCAGACGGTACGGATATGACGCCATTTGAGCGTAATAAACTACGTCGGGCATTTACGTTCTACTCATGGATTCGTAAGGCTATCCCACTTGTTGTGGAATCTGCTGTTATGCGACCGGGGCGCTTTATGGTGTATCCGAAGGCTATGCACAACCTCGCTGCAAGTCAGGGTATCCAGACTAATGGAATGGGTAATCCTTTCCCGACGGATCAACTATTCCCTGAGTATATTTCAGACTCTGTACAGGGTCCACAATGGGGAGGCCCAGGTAGTTATGCTGGCATTAAGCCCGGCGTTCCCGGTCCAGATGTTCTTGACCAATATCTCTCATCACCGATGAAAACCCTACAAACTATCATGGGGTCAACTAACCCAGCAATTAAGATTCCGTATGAAGTAGCGACAGGGCATGAAACATCCGGCGCAACTATGCCGGGAGCCGCTCAATATATTGATCAGCAACTACCCTACGGTAGCGTACTAGATGCACTCACCGGACGCGAAGCCTCTACCGGCTTTACTCAGCCTGTACCTGTATCTAAGTCTAACACCGGCTATGGCGGTAACCCAAATACTGGTGGTTATCTACGAACGATTATTAACCAACTGACAGGTGGCGGTCTAACCGACTATAGTAAACCTAGCATGATTAAGGCAGGTCAACTAGACCTTAAGAAGCGACTAAAGGCAGGTGGGTAATGACAGCAACAATTGGGGAATACACGTCAGCGCCCGTCTCTAGCCTTAATCCAGGAATTGAGGGATTAGTTCCTGAAACGACTAGCGCTAATCCTAACCTTATTAAACAGCCTACTGCGCCTACATATGATTTTGGTTCAGCTATTAGCAACCGGTTCCAGAATATTCAGGGCTTAGGTGATAGTGCTAATCGCTACACTACACAACTTGCTCAAAGGCGACTACAGTCGCAGATCGGTAATATACAGGCTAACCAGCCTAATCCATATGCCGCTAACCCGCAGAATGATCCCGGTACTGATCCACTACGTCAGCGAATTGTTAACTACGCCTCGCAGTTTAACGGTACGCCATACTCATGGGGTGGGAATAAGCCTGGCGGTTTCGACTGCTCTGGCCTAGTTCAATATGTGTATGGAAAGATGGGTATTGCAGAACCTCGCGTGTCGCAAGAGCAAGCAACTACAGGCCACGTAATTCCATTGCAACAACTTAAGCAGGGCGATCTAGTTGCATGGGGTAATAGCCCTGCGACAGCGCACCATATTGCTATCTATGCCGGTAATGGAATGGTATGGGAAGCGCCGCATACGGGCGCTACTGTTAGGCTTCGTGCTATCAGTCCTAAAGAAGCAGGAATTATGGGGATTGGACTGAATATCTAATGCCACAGTTAACTCCCGAGGGTACTACTGAGACTCCAACTTACGACTTTGCCTCCGCTATTAATGCACGTCTGCCGTTGATTCAAGGACTTGGCGAAAGCCAAAATAACTACATCCAGCAGGCCGCTCAGCGTCGTATGGCATTATCACAAGCACAGGCCCAATCAGATTGGGCTACCGCACAAGCACAAAGCGCAGCCACAGGTGCTAATAACTCTGCTATGGCGGGTGGTGCTGGTAATCCGTTCCAGCGTCTAGTTAAAGGTATTCGTCAGCAAGAGTCTGGCGGTAATTACGGTGCAACTAACCGTAATTCTGGCGCAGCCGGCGCCTATCAAATTATGCCTAGTAATCTCATGGGCGTAAATGCAGGCTGGGATAAAGAGGCTCTTGGTCGAGATATTAACCTTGGGCAATTTTACGCTAGTCCGCAGATTCAGGATCAAATCGCAACCTATAAATTAAAGCAATATTACGATGCGTATGGGGCCGCCGGGGCTGCTATTGCCTGGTATGCAGGGCCACAAGCAGCAGCAAGGTATGTTCACGGTGGCGGCGTTTCTAATGCCAGCCAAGGGTCTTACCCAACAGTTAGCGCATATATGAGACAGCTTCTACAACGCATGGGGCTGTGATAATGGCTGACCGGGTTAATGTACTTCTACAGATCATTTTTTATGTTGGAGCGGGTGTCGTTGGTGCAGCCGCTATCTTTGCACTATTTCGTTCTAGGTATATTAAAGCAACAGTCGAAGAACTACGCGGTGACCGCGACGATCAGGCTAAGCGTATCGAGCGTTTAGAGAGTGAGAATACTCGTCTCGAAAAAGAGAATACTCGCCGGGACGCTATAATTGAACAACTTAAGAATCAGAATAGCACACTTAAAGATGCGCTTAGCGGTAAGGCGCAACTAAACCACTTACAAGAACAACTAGACGCACACGATAAACGGGTTGATGAGCGTCATGCGATATTAACCTCGCAGATGGAAAAAGTCACTTACAGTAACGCAACGTTGTTAGAGAGTAACCAGGCTCTAGTGGATAGCAACCAATATATGCAGGCTGCGTTACTTGACTTCTTGAAGAAACAGGAAGAAGAAAAATGACAGACGCTCAGATTCGGATTGATAAGGTAGACAACGATCTAAAGTTCTACCATTGGTCTAAATATGTACTAGCCTCGCTTGTAGTTCTGCTTGTTGTGCTAGTATCTATCGTTACTGTGGAAACACTACTTAGTGTGCAATCAACAGCCGATCACATTAACAGTTGTATTGATCCGCATGGCTCGTGCTACAAAAATGGAGATAGGAGAAGTTCCTCTGCTATTCAGCTAATCAATGACAATCAAAAGAAGATTGTATCCGTTGCCGCGTACTGCGCAAAACAGCCTGGAAATACCACTTTGCAGCAGATCGAGGATTGCGTAAATAAGGAGTTGAAAAGATGACGGATTATACCCAACTGGCAATTCCGGCCAGCCTTAGATTGAAGATTTATCTTGTGTTCAGCCTAGTCGGTATAGCCATCGGCGGTATCCAAGTTGGTTATTCTACCGCTGAACTACCCCAGCCACTATGGCTAAAAATCTCAGTTGCCGTGTTTAGTTTCCTCGGCGTCGCCGTAGGTTATACTGCTGCTTCCCACGTACCGTCAATTCCTACAGCAGTAGTTGATCCGCCTATTGTCAACAATCAAGTTGTCGATAATACTGCGGCTGTGAATGCCGCAATCGCACCGCCTATTCCGGTTAATGCACAATTAAACCAGCCACCGGTAATTATCGCGCCTAAGCCCCCCGTTATTCCCACAGGAGAAGGAGGATTCGTGAGCGTTATTACACTTATCGGAGCCGTATTCATTATCGTAGGTCTACTTTCACTCGTAGGTCTATTTCACCTAGGACTCGTTATCGCCATCTTCCTGACGGTTATTGGCGTTCTGCTGGTCGGTGTGGGGTACAGGAGCGGTACACTCCGCTAAGATTCCCGAAATTGAAGTAGCCCTACCTCTTGCGATAAGGCTTGAGGTAGGGCTACTCTTGTGCTATGGGGACATACAACAGCAGGTGGTCAGACGATGGCAATTGTGCGGGATTGTCAAGGAAAAATCCTAAACTCTATGATAAGATATTCTTCCCAGATAAAGGACGACCGTCAAGTAATCCACGGTTCAAACAATTTTGCTCAACTTGCCCGGTACAGATAATGTGCTTAAAGTATGCAGTTGTTAATGAACTAGATGGTGTATGGGGTGGAACTACTCGAAGTCAAAGGGAGATTCTTCCGCCTGACTTAGTTGCTGATTGGAATCAAGAAGCGTTGTCTCTGGGCTATAAAGAACGTTATTCGTCGAAGCCTCAGACTGTAGTTGCTGTAGTTGAAGTTCCTCTTGAACTAGTTGCTGATATTCTTGGTCCAGAGGCTTTTCTCTTTCCGTTTGAATATGAGGCATACCTGCAAAGAATTCAACGAATTGCTTCAGTTTTTGAAGGGCAAGAGGCGGTATAATTAGTGGCGGTTCACCTCCCCACCTATCTTCGTCAGGCTTCATCCAATTCCATTTTATGCCTAGTTGTTCCTCCATAGAAGCCGCGCGGCATCGGTCGGAGCAATAGCTGACTCCACGATAATTTGTTCCAAAGATTTCTCCGCATCGCTTGCACGTCTTAGTTGTAAATTTAGCGGGTGATTCGAGAAATAGCAGTACAGCGTCGCCCTGTCGGGAAATTGCTTGTTGGGGGAGTGGGACGTTAGACTTAATTTCATTGATATCTTCATCGCTTAATCCTTGGTGTTGTTTGAGCAGTTCGGCGATTTTCGACATTGCCCGATCTGCTCTTTTTGTTGGCCTCATTAGAACTTATCCTCCGCATCCATTTCAACTTGCCGGTAACCCTGCTTTACTAGCCACCAAAATACGTGGTTATATGCACTAACCCAGTGACTTTTTGAATGGTCTGCTGGTAATGGCATCTGTGACATTTTCTGAGCAGGTTCAAGAATTTGAGGTGACTGCTCAACTATTGTAATACCACGTACCTTACAGTACATCTTAACCATACCAATAGCCTGTGAGGCAGGCATATCAGAGCCAGACTGCTGTAAGGCTTTATGCTTCCAGAGTCTATAGTTCTCCAGAATAACAACGTCAGGGATAGGCTGGTGTGCATCTAGCCAAAGTGGAAAGTCATGTAAGTTGACTTGTGTAAATCCCTTTAGTTGATAATCCGATCCAAACCAAGCGAGACCATTCATCCCGCCCGGATCAATTCCTAGAATTTCCATCAAATACACCTATGTTTGGGATGCCCATTGTTACGTTTTTGTATGTAACCCATAGCATCGCTTTGTTAGCATCCACTGATTCTTGTGCTAATTTTTCAGCAAATATCGCTGCTTTCCTTGACCCAAATCCCATCACATTAGTTAGATGGTGCATAAACCAAACTTTTCTAAAACCATGCTGGTCGAATCTACGATTACTAGACCCACGTTCTGTCTCTCCGTTAATAGCTGTTACCCAGCCATTCCGACACCAATAGTCTAGATGCTTTGAACTAATATCCATATGGTGCATCCGAAGAATTCTAAGCACAATATGTGATGTAAGTTCATCCTCGTTCAGGCAATCAGTGATATCATAACTGCGCGGTGCATGAGTTTCTCTAAGCGGACTTACCATCATATAGCCCTTCTCGATATGCGGCTAGCGCCAGTACAGAATAAACGGCCCTGTCGAGTAGTGTATCTTCCACACTCTCATTGTTCGGCTTAACACCAGGCTTAAGCAGACCCTTAAGTCGAGACTGCTTAGTAGCAATCATATACTCAATACCCTCACCGGCACTTAATCCAACCTGTTCGCCAGATTCGATAAAGTTAGCGAAGATACCGCGATTGCCCGTATAATCGGCGCGCTTGGCTTTATTGACCTCGAACATCTGAATCATGATCTTACCGATAGGATCGTCAGCCATTTCACGCCACTTTAGATCATCATCGTTTGTGTGTGGAATTTCTTTACTCATTTTGAACCCCATTTCTTGTAATCAACGTAGAACTTTACGCCGAAATCTGGCTTAACATCTTCCATTACTTGAACTATCCTTGGAATGTACTTGTCCTCTAGACCGTTTTTAATCTCCATAACTACTGAGTCATGGACTGTTAGTAGCATCCTACACTCATCTTCATTATCTACGGTGTCAGACAGATTAACCAAGACACCGTTGACAATATCGGCAGCACCCCCTTGGATAACTGCATTAAAGCCTTTATGAGCCTCAGAGTCAGGAAACATAAAATGCCGATAACGTCCTGACCATAGTTGTAACTTTCCTTTAGAACGGACTTTTCGAGACGCCATACGCATAACAGTGCCGAACCCCGGATAATTAGTAAGGAAGTCATTTCTGATCCTCTCACCTTCCTCGTGGGTGACGCTGAATACGTCTTTAAGTCTATTCGCTCCACCACCAAACTGAATTGTATATGTTCTAGTCTTAATCTTCTGCCGATCCCAATTTTCCAGAATAGCCATTTCTGTGAATACGTCACGCTCGCGGTCATTAAAGATTTGAATAAGCGGCAGGTCTGGCTGATACTGTGCTGCGTAGGCTGCACCTAATCTAAATTCCAGTTGGCTATAGTCAAACTCCCAAAGCGTATAGCCATCCTCGGGGATGAACGCATCTTTTAGTTTCCCGTTCCAGGGCTTGTCTGATACACGCGGAATTTGCTGAAGGTTAGGCTTTTCACAAGATGAGCGACCGGTGCGTGTTCCGTGGAGCTTATAGTTAGGCCGTAGTCGTCCATCAGGTGATAGTAAATTGACGTATGGTTTGTAGTTAGAACTAACCGCTTTTTGCCAGCCCCGATACGCAAGTACCAACGAGGCGGTTTCATCGAGATTATCTCTATTCTCAAGTATGGCTTCATAGTACTCCATGACCTCCTTATCGAATGAGGGCTTGTTTGTTTTCTTACTTCGTTTGTGTACAGGTAGTCCTAAACGATCTACAAATAGTTCGTATTGATCTTTAGGGCTACCGGGATTTAGACCGAGAATCTCAATAATCTCAGCCATCTGAGTTTCGCCAATTGCAATCTGCCGTTCACAAAGCGCCGTGTCGATACGTACTCCACGACCCTCCATCTTAACAAACACACGAACTACACGCTGCTTATGTTCCCAATATTCAGCGGAGATTTCTTTAAATACAACGGGTCCAATTGCTTCGAAAAGCCGTAACGTAAGTACGGCATCGTGGATTGCATATGGAGCCATGAATTGCTGATCGACCAAATCCCATCGCCCCTGTAACCCTGCAACCATTGCCTTAAGAACTGAGTCATCTTTTGCTTCGTCTGCTCCAAGGTAATATTGGACGCATCCATTAAGGGATTTCTCGTAAGGCAACGTTTCATTGAGCAAGTGACACAAAAGCATGGTGTCATAGAATTTACCCGTATACTTGATTCCAAGTGTTGATAACGCGACCAAATCATGTTTGGCATTGTGGAAGATAAGCCAGCCTTTGAAATTTCTGAGAGCATTACGAAGTCGATAAGACTCGGCATCTGAGATATTTCCTGACGGATGCCTGAACGGATAATACCCTCCAAGAACTTCTCCAAATCGGAAGGCGAGACTAATACCTGTCCCGTATCCGCGTCCATCCCGATAATCCCATTCGATATTAGTTCCCTCAGTATCGCACGCGACGATTGCGTCTTCACCTAATGCCTCCAAATATGAACAAATTTCATCACATGTTAAGATTCGCCCCACCGTCTCTAGGTGCTTTGTCTGTAGTTTCATTGTCACCTGCTTCTACGTTCTCAAAGTTCGCTGTGGTTAGAATTGGATTGGCTATGGAGAAGAATAGGTTCTCATCGCGATGAAGAATTAATGGTTCACGTTCTGGGCTAAGTCTCGACTTTACGGCGATGAACTTAATATTCTTATCGGTAGGGTGTTTCTTATGAAGCAAGAATACCGCTGTCGCTTCGGCAGTAATGTAAACATTACCATATACATCGTCGAGGGAAGTAGGCTCTTTATTGTCACCATTTGCTTTTCTGTTGTGGTGGATCAGCCAAACAAATGAGTTGTAACGTTTACGGATCACAGCAAGATGGTTATTAATCTGACGTACTGTTTCTTCTTCCAACTTACCCATTGTCAACTTGCCCATAGAGTCGATGATAATACCATCAGGCTTAGTCTGATCTAGCACCGTATTTACGAAAGTTCGGGCCGCTTCCTTATCTAAGGGAATTGCCTCACCTAGGGGAACAATATGCAGATTCTCCTGCAATAACTTTCGTTCCTCTAACGTATAGCCATTCGCAATTACAGTAGCAAACTGTTTAAGTGCTACGTGACTCATTTCAAGACTAAATAGAGTGATCCGCATAGGTGCTACAGGTTCCCAATCTAAGAAAGGTTTACCTAGAGCACAAGCAATTCCTAATTGGAAACTAATTTGAGTCTTACCGACACCTGGGGCTGAGGCTACGATACCTAATCCACCACGCTCCAATAGATCCTGAATAGCCCATTCAATCTCTAGACTACTATCCAGAAAATCTTGGAAGCCATAAATTAACTGAGCATCTTCTTCAATCGTCCCGCCACTAACTAATCCCTTGAATGTTAAATCACTTGTGGGATTTGGATGCTTAGTTCGCGCACGGTTGACAATATCAAGAAGCCTAGTTTTCCGG